CGGGTTGAATACCCTGATCTACGTAGAATGGCTATAAGGCTGGCATATAACTATCATGATACCCATATTGACCACCCCGTCCCTGAAGATTACGTTTTAAAGCCGGATATGATCCTAATTGAAGCTAAAGCAAATGGTTTATCCCTTATTCAAGATTTAAATAGAGCAGGATTGATCGTTAACCGGTTTGACCCGGTAAAGCATGGGGGAGGTGATAAGACTGTACGGGCGCGTCTTATGAGTCACGTTTTAGAAGCCGGAAGAATATGGGTACCTGCCAAGCCCCCTTATTATACCTCACTCAGACATTATGCAGATGTTTTTGTGGAATCATGCGCTAAATTCCCTAACGACACTGACTCAAGAGATTACGTGGACAGTATGAGCCAAGCTATCATTAGGCTGATGATGTCTGGCCTTATTGGTAATCCTGATGACGAGGAACTCAGCGCGAGGTATAATAGATGGGAGGGCGAGAAGTTTTATTAAGGAGGAAACGTTATGAACATCAAATTTAAAAGAACCTTACTTGTTTCATTGTGTGCAGCAAATTTTGGCTCAAGCATATTGTGTGTTGAAAAAACTTCTGACATTAACTCTGATAACTCTATGAGTCAGCAAGAGCTATTAGATTATTATAATTTTCAGAAAAAATTATCGGAGATGGAAATTGCAGATAAAAAGGAAAAAGAGGAATTAGAGAAAAAAGAATATGAGGAGATGCTTGAAAAGAAAATAATAGAGAAATACCTTCTTGGCGAAGAATTAAAGAAGCAACAAGAGGCTGACAGGCAGAATCAAGCGACTATAATTGAATTGGAAAGACGAGCCAGGGAAGAAAGGGAACGCCAAGAGCGCGAAAGGAATAACCAATCTATGCTTGAAGAGCGGGGTCAACAGATTGGGAAAGAAGCCAACCGCGTTGTTAATCAGACTACAAATGAATTGAGAAGGTTTGTTAAAAAGTTTTAGTAAGAGTAAGAGGTGGGGCTAATTATTATTTTTATTATCAAGCCCCTTATTGTTAAATAAACAAAACTATGATAGCTTGCAACGAAAATCTTAAAAATGCGACTTTATGTAACACAATCTTTAATTTTCGTTATATTCTAACTGGATCGATCCATGCGGCATCACTGTTGAAATCGCGTGCTTGTAGATAAGCTGGGTGTGACCGTCTCTACGCAAGAGTACCGAAAAGTTGTCGAACCAGGTCAAACACCCTTCTAATTTCACACCGTTTATGAGAAAAACTGTCAAAAGTGTGTTGTTCTTGCGCACATTGTTAAGAAAAATATCTTGAACACTCAAAGGGTTATCGTTTGCCAACTTTATTTATTCCTTTATTAAAATTTTACTATTATGTTTTGTAACATAAAATTTTTCTAATGAAAAGTAGGTGAAGTCTCTATTTCTTTATAACATTCCACTACTTTAAATAATCTCCTTATGGAATCAAATTCTTCTGAAAGAATAAATGAAAGTCTTTGTAAGATTGTTTCCAATGATTCTTTGTCAAAATATCCATAACGCAAAATAAAATTGTAAATATGTGAATATGTGAAGAATAGTTTGTTAGTCATTAATACTATAAAGCAATATTCTTTTCCATTTATTTCTAAATTGTCTTTTTTATTTTCATAATAATTAATTGATAATAACAATTTTTCAGATTGTTTTAATGAAAGTGATAACTGTCCAATTGCTTGAGTACAAAAATCTATGATTTTTTTGTTGGTGGGATTGTTTTGGTGATCTTCCATATTGTATATTTTATATAGGTGAGCAAATAGAAGAGTAATTTCGCGTCCACAGGTTTCGGAAATATCCTTTACAAGTTTTGTGTAGTTTTTAAATGTTTCTATATTTTCACCTGTGATTATTATATCAGGTAATTTATAGGCATACTTATAAATATCCCCGCCAAAATGGGCTTCTTCTATTTCTTCTTGGTCTTTTGCAAAAAACTTAGGGTTATTATCTGTCATAATTCTCTCTCCTTTTCATGATCAACTCCTAAATGGTAAGCAATAAATTTGATTGCTGTAAACTATAATCTTTTATAATCATTAAAATTTGTATATAATTTTAAATATTAACATTTTGAGATTGATATTAATGACTGATGAATTCCAAGAAGATCACCTCTTCCAGATGCCCTCCATTCTCGATCAAATCAACATTGAAGAAATATCACTTGATGATGATAATGACCAATTTATCCAGCCTTCATTTTCTGGCCACAATGAGAACTTAGCTGAGAAGTTACCTGAAGGTGTTTTGAACAAGATAGCAGGACGCTTGATAGATGATATTGAAAATGACCTTATATCGCGTAAAGATTGGGAGTCTGGATTAGCTGAGATATTAAAGCAGCTTGGGATTAAGATAGATAAGCGTTCATTCCCTTTTGATGGGGCAAGCGGCATTTATTCCCCAATCGTTATGCGTACGGTCGTTGAGTTCTACGTAAGCGCGGTTCCTGAGCTGTTGCCCATTGAAGGACCAATCAAAGAAGTTATTTTAGGGGAAGTGACAGACGAGTTAGAAGAAATATCGGAACGGGTGGAAACTTGGGCAAACATTTATTTTACCAAGGAAGCCCCAGAATTTTATTCAGATTTTAAAAAGATGTTGCTATGGCTTGGTATCACTGGCGATATGGTGAGGAAAGCTTATTTTGACCCTATTTTAAAGCGTCCTACCTCTAAATTTCTTTTTCCACAAAGTTTTATTGTAAAATACGGCACAACAGACCTTGAAACCTGTGATCGCATGACAGAAGAGGTACAGCGGTCAAAAGTTGAAATGGCTGAATATCAAAAGCTAGGCATCTATAGGGATATTGACTTAGCTGTTGATGATGAAGGTGACGAAACCAATCTTAAAAAGACGATAGACTATGTTGAGGGGATGACAACCCCAAACTACGAAGAGAATGACACTTATACTCTTTATGAATCCCATATCAATTTAGATATTGAAGAACTTAAGGATAATTCCACGAGTGAAGATGACAGCGAAGAAGATTTGGCAAAGAGCAATTATCGCCCCTACATTGTAACTGTAGATAAGAAAAGCAAAAAGATTTTATCCCTTTATAGAAATTGGGAGGAGGGAGACAAGGACTTTAAGCGGCTTGATACCTTTACAAATTATCTTTACATGGAAGGTTTGGGATTCTATGGGTTCGGTGCAGCACATCTCATAGGGGGATTGGCTGAAGGTAGCACACAGCTATTGAGGCAGACCATTGACGGACAGACACTTTCAAACTTCCCTGGTGGTTTACGCACAAAAGGTATGCGCGCCGTCGACAATAACCTCATGGTGGGACCAACGGAATTTATTGAAATTGATACAGGTGGGCAGCGTATTCAAGACTCTATAATGCTGATGCCTTATAAAGAGCCATCCCCCTATATCAATGAGTTGAGGAAAGAATTAGAAGCGGCGGCTTCAGGTGTTATGGGGGCTGCCAACGCGCAGATAGCGGATTTTAACCCCAATGTTCCAGTAGGCACCACTTACGCCATGTTGGGGCTTCTTTATAAAGTCCAGAGTACTATTATTCGCGGTATCAGGGATTCTATGACAAAAGAATTCAAGATATTCTATCGTCTCTTTTCAAAGCATCTTCCAGATGTTGCCTATCAATTTGATGGACCAGGCATATCCTCTCAGATATGTTCTAAAGATTTTAGCGATAATATCCATATTGTACCTGTTGCTGACCCCCACGTTACATCCGAAGTGCAAAGACTTGTTAGAAGCCAGTTGATTGTTGATTCAGCTAATCAATCTCCAGACCTTCATAATAGATATGAAGCTTATAAAATGCTTTATGAGTCTATGAAGATGACTAAATCTCAAATTGATGAGTTGTTGCCCCCTAAAGAAGAAATACTTCCTCTTGATCCGGTCACAGAAAATCAGAATATTATGACGGGTAAGCCTGTAGAAGCAGGGATTGAACAAGATCATGCTTCCCATAAAATAATTCATAGCCTTATCTTGAATGATCCTAACTCTACTCCTGAAATAGTAGCGGCGACTCTTGCCCATAATGCCAAGCATTCATCTTTTGAGTTCTTGCTACAAATGCAGCAAATGGTAGGATTCCAAATGCCAGATGATCCGACGTCATTGCCTATGGAAGTTCAAAATCAAATAGCGATGATGGTTGCACAAGGAATTATGCAACAGCAACAACAACAGCAGGAAGAAGCACCCCCTCCACCACTTGATCCAGCACTCGTAATGCTTGAAGAAGTCAAGGTAAAGGATAAGGGAATTGATGAAAAAGCCAAGGCTGATCAACTGAAGGCCGAAACAGAGTCATTCAAAGCTCAATTGAATTATGAAGCAGAGATGAAGAAAATTGAGCTGGGAGAGAAGGAGCTTGAATTAAAAGCCCAAGGAATAATATAATTCTCTAAAATTTTAATAGAATTTATGAGATAATGTATATGTTTTAGTTAGCTAACTCTTATTAACGTTAATATAAAAGGATCTAGAAAATGAATAAGCATCATAGGGAAGAAGGTAAGTCCGGTAGGGACGTAGGCTTAATCGGGGAGCGTACACAAAAAGTAAGTGGTTATGATACTCCAGCTTGGAAGGCAGTCGATAAAATGCTAGATGGCGACCATCCAACGACCAACATGGGAACTATTGCCTGTGGAAGCTCGCATATGGGCGGTCATCACAATACGCTTATGTCTGAGCAAAAGAAAATGGTAGACGGTGGCAAAGGTCACATGCACAAAAAATCTGACAGCAAGAAGCAACATTTTGCAGCGGGCGGCGTCGGTAAGGTAAGAAAAGGCGAATATTAAAGATGAAGTGAAGGAGTGACTGAATTCTCCTCCTTCACTTCCTTTCTTTTGTAATAAATTTTTACGAAAAATTCAATTGTTACCCAAAAACATGGTTGACATTAAGATAAATTTTATCTAAAAATTTAACTGTATATTAAAATAATTTTAATTAAGGAACCCCTAATGAACATATTAGAATTTAAAGACAATATCGTTAATCCCCTCCAAAAAACCATTGAGCAATATAAGGCTCCCACTCTTGCACAGTTTAAATCTCTTGATGATGTGAAAATTCAATGGGCACGTGCAGAAGGTCTAGAAATGGCTCTTAATCATGTTGAGGCTACCTATGCTGCTTCTCTTCAAACTGTTCCTCAGCAAGAAGCCCAAGTTGTAGAAATTCTACCTCCTGAATAAAGGTTTTATAAATGTCTTTTATAAAATTAGATGAAACTCACCAAATGCAAGCGGATGGTCTATATGAGCTTGAGGTAAGTGTTCTTCATCTTATTGATATGATTGAAGTGACAGGCAGGGATAGATGGCTTTCCATAGGCCGTACTGATATTGAAAAAGGCTTTATGGCTCTCCGCAAAGGTATTACAGAAAAATTTAAGGCTAAAAATGCGTCACTTACCAACGAATGATTTTATTAGAGAAGTTTTAGGTGAGAACCATCCGCGCCCTCTTGGTTGGCAAGTTATAGTTGAGACTTATAATTTCGGCGATAAATTTGTCAACGCAGATGGTACTCAAAGTGCATTTGAACGCCCTGATGCATCCAAAGACCGTGACCGTTATCAAATGAGCGTTGGGAGAATCCTTATAATGGGAAGTTCAGCATTCAAAGGCCAAAAATTTGAATCATGGGATTTAATACCAGAAGTGGGGGATTATGTTTCTTTCCAGAGGTACCAAGGGATTTTTAAAACCCATGCTGGTAAGGATATTCAATATCTTGAAGATATGGCTATCTTGGACATTGTCCCAGATCCTTCTTTGTGTAGTTACTCTCATTTTATTGGTAATTGAATTTTTTGTATTAGCTCTTATGTTACTTAAAGGTCCTTTTGATGATTGAAAAAGATACCAGCAATACGGCGACCCAACCAGTTTATGAGCTTGCAAAAGAGCCAATATTTGTTGATAGAACCCTCGAGCCGCAACAAGAGATATCATGGGAAGTTTTCGGTGATGATGATCAATTGCCAACTTCAGAGCCAGAAGAATTAAAAGAAGATCAAGATCCGCCTGAAGATGAAAAAAGAGATAATGTAGAGGCACCCGATTCTTTGGATAGTGAAGAATCTGGTGAAGAAATAGAAAAGAAAAAGAAGAAAAATAGGACATCAGAAAAAAATAGAATATCTCAGCTTACCCGTGAATTAAAGCAAGCCAAAGCGTTTACCCATGATGTCCTCTCTCGTAACCAATACCTCGAATCAAAAATAACCCAAAAAGAAAAAGAAAACTTTGAATCGCATGAAAATTACCTTACTGCACAAAAAGAAAGGGTAAAAAAATACTTAACGGATGCTCTTGAAGAAGGTGATCCGGCTAAAATTGCTGAAGCAAACGATCTTTTAGGTCAATACAACGCTGAAATCTTAATGGTTTCCAGACAAAAGCAAAACTTTCAGGCTCACCCCCCTCAAAATTCTTATAAACAAAATGCGTACCAAGAGCCGACTGATACAGATGATGATTCTTACCAAGAAGTAGGTAATGAATGGATTGAAAAAAATACATGGGCAAACCCAAAATCTTCCCATTTTGATCAAGAAATGTATGAAGCAGCCGACAATTATTCAATAAGGCTCGCCCGTAAATATAAATTAGAAGGACGGGGAGAAGAAATAGGGACTACAGATTTTTTTGATGAAATAACAGATTATGTCAAAAACTCTTATGATATACCCTCTTCTCAGCCTTCACCTAAGCAGCATTCCAGGGATCGTATGCAAATGAAGTCTGATAAATCGCCCCATGTTGCTGCTGTAAGCAGACAAGGAACGCAATCAGCATCCCCAACAAAAGCAAAAGATATTGTTTTAACGCCTGAACAAAAAGAGGCGGCATATTCCATGCGTGGATATGTGCGTGATCCAAAAACAGGTCTTAAAGTAGAGGATAATAGGATGCTAGAGGAAATTTATAAACGCAATATGATGAGAGGTAATGGTTAATGGCACGCCCTAAAAACCCTGAAGAAGTAGATGTGCAAGATGTTTCCGTATTCCCTGAAGGGTATGAAATGAATTCATGGGATAATAGAGATACAAGAGGCTTAGATATTGCAAGAAGTCGTACGAGAGAGAACAGACCTTCTCCTATTGGTTTTAATAATCAAAGAGGAAAGTTATGGTTTCCTGTGGAGCAAATCCCTCATGACATGCAATATGCATGGTTCACAGAGCGCCTATTAAATGAGCCCCAAGGAGACAATATCCAAGAAGCTTATGAAAACGGTTGGGAGTTCGTGAATCAAACTGACCATCCTGATTATATGGTTAGGGAAATTCATTCTAATGCAGACAATCGCATTCGTCGTCGCAATAATATATTAATGAAAAAGAGAAAAGAAGATTATTTGTTAGAGCAAAGAGGCCATGTAGAAGAAAGCGCCCAGAAACAAAGGGAAATTTCCTATCTCACGGATACTTTTGGGAATGCTCCAAATGATCCACGATTTGTCGTAGAAAATAGCGGTTCTTATACCCCCAGCTATTCAAATAGAAGAGGTTAATAATGTTTCCTAAAATTATCCTTTTTGGCAATGAAAGCCGTACGAAAATGTTGGAGGGTATTAATATTCTCGCCAATTCTGTAAAAACAACACTTGGTCCTCAAGGACGGAATGTTGTTATAGCCGTTAAAAATAGACCCATAAGATTTACAAAAGACGGCGTTTCCGTTGCACGAGAAGTTTGTTTAGAGGATGCTGTACAAGATACAGGCGTTAATATCATTAAAGAAGTGTCCCTTAATACATGCGATACGGTTGGTGATGGGACAACGACAGCCACCGTCATTGCTCAGAGCATTATGAACCAGGGCATGGGTTTTATAAACAATGGCTCCAATCCTATGGGTTTAAAAAGAGGCATAGAACTTGCTGTTAAAGAAGTAGAAAAATATTTGAGGTCTAATTCAGCTCAGATAACCTCGGAGGAGGAAGTTTCCAATATAGCTACGATTGCTTGTAATGGAGATAAAGGACTTGGAGATATTATTGCCAAAACTTTTAAAAGGGTTGGAAAAGAAGGCGTAATTACCATAGAGGAATCTTGTTCCGGTGAAACTGAGGTAGAAATTGTCGAAGGTATTCAGCTTAATCAAGGATTTATTACCCCTTATTTTGTAAACAATCCGGCAAAAATGACTTGTGAATTAGATAATCCATATATCCTTGTCTATGATAAAAAGATATCCACATTGCAGCCTATGCTATCACTTTTGGATTCTATTGTTAAATCTAATGAATCTCTTTTAATTATAGCTGAAGATGTAGATTCTGAAGCATTGGGTATGCTTGTTCTTAACCATAAAAAGAACGGTTTCAAGATAGCGGCTATTAAGAGCCCTTCCCATGGCCACCAAAGAATTGATTTAATTAATGACCTTTCGATTATGACAGGATCAAGGCTTGTGTCAGAAGATACAGGAATAAAGTTAGAAGGCATAAAGAAGGAAATGTTGGGTCAAGCCAAAAAGATTATCATTACCCAAAATAAAACGACTATTGTTGGGGGTTACGGAAATCCCGAAGAAATTAAAGAAAGATGCACCTATCTTCAAGATGAAATTAAAGCCTCAGAAAATCCACATCTAAAAGCAGATCTCCAAGATCGCCTTGCAAGACTCACAGATGGTATCGCTATCATCAAGGTAGGGGGAATTGCTGATTTTGATATTAAAGAGCGCAAAGACAGGGTAGAAGATGCGGTACATGCTACCAGAGCAGCTTTACAAGACGGAATATTGCCAGGAGGAGGAGTTGCCCTTTTAAATGCCGCTCTCCACTTAGAAGATTTAGATGAATTTGAAAAACAATATCACGATAGCTCCCTTTCAGATGTGAGCCATGGCATATATTTAATTGAATCTGCCCTAAAATCCCCTTGGAACCAAATTCTTGAAAATGCTGGCCTTATCCCTGAAGAGATATTTGATGAGCTACTAGAACAAAGAAAAACAAGTAATTTTCACATGGGTTACGATGCCTTAAATTTTAAGCATGTAAATATGATTGAAGCTGGGATCATTGATCCGACAAAGGTTGTTATCACAGCGTTTAAAGATGCTGCCTCTATAGCCTCATTGTTGTTAACAACTGAAGTAGCCATTGTGGAAGAAAACGAAATTACTCTTAATACGACGCAAGGACCATCAAGCTCAATTAAAGTTAGGGTTTGAAATTTTAAAGGATACAAGATGAAAGATTTGCATAATGTTTTGCTTTGCATTGGTTTTCTTTCATTTTCGTTTATAATTTTTATTGTCATTATGAGACACCTTACAAAACCATAAGATATTTTTTTCAGATTGCAAGACTTCTTCAGAGGATTTAGAGAAAAATGGGAGAAAAGAAAATGCCTGAGTTTAATAAGGGATATATAAAATTAGATGATTTAGATGGATTCTGTATTAGTGAGCGTTCCTATGGACCGTTGAATCCTGAAAAAGTTAGAGATCAAAATTTTTTGAAAGAAACTCCTAACAATTCTAATCGGAAAAAAGTTAGATTATTAATAAAAAAAATATTTTTGAAAAAATAAATATGACTAAAGAAATGTTAATTCAACTGATGGAAGATTGGCCTAATGAGACTATCGTTGAAATCAGCGCATGGCCTTTTATGTGCTATATTAAAGGTGTTTATTTAGATCCTAAAACTGGAAGAGGGTATGTTACCACTCCTCCAGAATGGTATATGAGGGAAGAGTTTGCACAATCCAGTTAAAATAACCATAATTTATCCTAATATATAAAATTTTAATCAAATTGTATTTTTTTGCTTATCTCCCTTATTAATTTGTGATATATATAAAATATTCAAGTAGAAACCCTTTCTGCTTCGTCCCTTCGGGTTGACGTCATAAGAACAATAGGTTTAAGGGCCTCGTTGTTCTTCTTCGCGCTTTAGAGCGCAAAATTCCTTGTTTTTTACAATTTAATAATTTTTCAGGAGTTTATTATGGCCTATGGCGTTAATGCTCCGTTGGGCTTACAGGCGGTATCTTACGGTAGTTCTGCGCCTTGGTCCGGCGGTTTTCAAGTTTTCAATATCACACCAAATTATGGGACAGCCCTTTATCTTGGTGATTTAGTCACATTTACAAATGGTCTTCTCGTTAGATATGCCGCTGCCGGTAACGCACCTGCTGGCGTTTTCTGGGGATGTACATTTACCGACCCACAAGGAATTGTCCAAATTCAAAAGTATTGGCCAGCCGCACAAGCCGTCAAAGTCGGTACATACCCCACTGCAAACGTAATTGTCGATCCTAATACAGTATTTACCATTCAATCCAGTGCACCATTTGCATGGGCGAACTTGGATAAGAATGCCGATGTTACATTTGCTACGGTTGGTAACACCGCAACGGGTGAATCGGGCATGCAGCTAGATTACACAACCATTGCAACTACAGACACTCTTCCTCTTCATGTAATCGGTTTTGACACTTTCCCTGGGAATGCTCCGGCACCTGGTGGAACAAGCGCAGCATTTGCAAATGTTTTCGTGAAGCTGAATAACACAACAATTAACGCTGGCGCAACAGGAGTATAATTAAATGGCTATCATCACTTTGGCATCGATCCAGAACCTCCTAAAACCGGGCCTCGCGGCCGTTTTTGGGGACTACCTCACCTACCCTGACCAATGGAAAGACATTTTCACAAGTCATGTTTCAAACAAGGCAGTTGAATATGAGCAAGAAATGAGGCTGTTGCCTATTGCGCAGTTCAAGGCAGATGGTGGCGCTGTTACCTATGGTGACATGGCACAGCAATACACCACCTCCTATTTTCACCGCAATTTCGGTATCGGATTTCAAATTACTGCAAACACAATTAGGGACAATCTTTACAAAGATTCTTGGCCACGTGCTACGGAATCTGGTAAAGACTCTATGCGCCAAGCAAAGAATATTGAAGGAGCTGCCGTTCTAAACAATGGTTTCAATGCAAACTTTCCGGTATCTGACGGTCAGCCATTGTTTTCAACAACTCACCCTGTCAATGGAAACGTTGTTCCCAACACATTCGCATTGCCTACTCAGTTAAACGAGACCTCTTTGCAAGATGCATTAATAGGTATTCAAAAGTTCTTGAATGCGGCTGGTCTTCGTATTGCCTTGCAAGCTGAAAAATTAATCGTTCCGCCTGAGCTTCAGTTCACGGCAAACGTTCTTTTGGAAAGCAAATATCGCACCTCGACGGCTAACAATGATATCTCAGCTATTTACAATTTAAGTAGCGTTCCTATGGGATATCGGGTCAATCAATTTTTGACGTCGCCGTCAGCCTGGTTCACCAACACTAATGAATCCAATGGATTTAAGTATTATGAACGCGATCCTCTGACAATTGACATGTTTACCGATACTACGACCCGTAACCTCAACGTTACTTTCGTAGAACGTTATTCTTTTGGTTGTTCAAACTGGCGCGCTTCTTTTGGCTCAGCAGGAGTATAAAATTATGAGTGTAAGCACACCATCTCAAGGTACCCATTTTTCTGACGGTGTAAGGGTTGGCCCAATTCTTGGATCAACTTATACAAGGGGAACGAATGTTTTGACGCCGTCTGTGATGGTGTCTTCTCCTGTTGATCAGTTGCCACCTGGTGTTTTTACAACACCAAATTCTTTGCTAGATTTAATTCCTGCACCTGTAAATGCAAGTGCTATTGCGGCTGCTCAAACTCCGGCAGGTGCAGGTTATCTAACTTTGGTAACGACAAATTCGATCAATGCAACCGTAATTACCTATAATGGCGTCCAGAATGTCCTTAAACTCGATTGCGCCAGAAATTTAACAATTACAGGTGCGGTTAACGTTGCTGCATCCACATTTTTGATTTTCGGATGGGATGAATATGGTGTTCCTCTTACTGAACAAATTACTGGGCCAGTTGGCAATACTTTTGCAGTTGGAAACAAAGCATTTAAATACATCCAGTCTGTTCATACATCGGCTGGAACTGTTGCAAATATTACAGTAGGTGTCGGAAATGCTATTGGACTTCCCTACTTTATTTCGGATGCTGGTTATCCAGGCGTTGCACAGTGGAATAGTGAACCATTTACGGATGTTTATACAGTAACATTAGGTATGAACCCTATAGCTACTGTTAGCGGCTCTAGCATTGTTACTTTAAGCCTTGCGAATGCTAACCCTGCTTTTACAGCAGCATCTTATGTTGTTGGGCAAACCCTACAATTGAGCGAGGGAATTCCTACCGTAGGTGGGGTTTCTTTCAACACACTTAATGAGAAAGTTGAAGTTGCTGCGCTGAATTATACAAACAACACATTATCTATTGATGCTCGTATCGTAGCTACATCAACGGTTACTGCTGGCGGTGGTGCTGGTATTACCAT